TAGTAGAGCGCTTTACTGCGCGAAGGTTTTTTTCGCCGTTGCCCCCTCCTTTAGAGAGAGGGTTAATATGGTCGGCCTCCATGCCGTCGCCCTTTTCAAGGCCCAAGTCGCTACGGGCTTTGTTGCGGGCAGCACGATTTTCCTTCTGCTCCTTAGTGCCGTGGTACTCGTCGTACTCTTTGCGGTAGTCACGCGCCATCAGGCTTCCTCGCGTACCGGCGCTCCGCCACCCGCTGCCATGCTCTCTTCAGGCGTAGGCTCTGCTCCAGTGGCTTCCAGCATGGCTAAGATTTCCGCGATATCTGGCTCTCCACCCGCCGGGGGGGCGCCTCCTTCTGCAGGAGCCGCTGCTCCACCCAGCGCCATCTGCTGTTGCATCTGTGCTTGAGCTTGAGCAGCCGCTTCGACCTCTTCCTCTGGCATCAATAGGCCCGCTGAGAGACCGAGGCTACGAATAACCTCCTCGATTACCTTCCGAGAATCGATGTTCTGGTCCTGCATGAGCAGCGGGATTAGCTGCATCATCGTTTCAACCTGCACGGAGGGGTTCTGTCGGATGGGGTTGTAGCTAACCATCTCGAAATCAACCTCTACATCCTGAATATCGCCCAGAGTAATGGTGTCCCAGCGCCTACTACCGGCCACGCGAATCATTTTCTCCGACTTCATGTACTTTCTGCACAGGTAAAAGGCCTTCTCAGCCACATCTTCGAGGGCTGTGTTGACGTGACCCTCCCGAGTGGCCAGCCGGGTCCGCATCTGAGCATCGATAATGGCCATTTCCGTCGCGGTTCGGGCTCCAACCACCTGGCCTCGGGCGGCTTCGGCCAGCGCAGAGATGAAAGCGGCGTCATTTTCCTGCTGCGTGAGGAAGTTCTGCACGCCGACGGGATTTTCGGGCATGGGCATGTTGTAAAACAGCGTGTTTAGTGCCCTCATGGCCTCCGAATTCTGCGGGGCTACCCCCACAAAGGACCCAGCGGACGCTTCTACCGCCTTATTCAGGTCTTCTTCGCTGATTCTCCCGGCATCGTAGAGGATTCGGGGGATCATAAGGTAGGTAATGCGCTTTAGGTGGGTCAAGAGGTCGTTGACCGTCTCTTGCTGGGCCAAAACCAGCTGAACTTCGCTCAATCCCAGGCAATCGGAGCCTGATTGGTTCAGACTGAACATCGAATAGGGGATATAGTCGATATCGTCCTCGAAAACTACCTTATCGAGCTGTCTGACGTAGTGTTTTACCTTGTTCGTCTCGCGATCGTAGTATTCGTAGACCGTAATCCACTGGAAGGAGTCTCGAATCGAGTTCGTTGTCTGATGTTGCTTGTCCCCGAGCATCCATTTTGGATATCGGTCAGATTTAACGTCTGACATCTCCACATCGTACAAGCCCGTGTCTACTCGACGCTTAAACTCGTGTAGAGGGAGGACAGTTGCCTCGATCCAGTACTTGATATCGTCCACATCGCGGACAGTTAGGTCAAAAAACACCGTTGAGGGGTCACAAACGCGGATAACGGGGCGATCTTCCTTACTATCCCAGCCTGTTTTGAAGATTCCCCGTTTACACAGAACAGCGTCAATAAGGGCCGTAGCAGCCCTTCTTCGCATGTTATTTGAGGAAAAAACGTACTGTAGGAGCCCGTTGATGCCCGGTGTGGCGTCCTGGCTGGGCCTGTTCCGGGGATTTGCGGAGACCTGCGGGTTCGGACCCAGCAGGGCGCTAATAGCGGTGTCCGCGATGGCGTATATCAGGTTCTTGCTGCAGAGATTGAGGTTTGTAGCCTTCTGAAGCTCTGATGCGCGGTTGGAGAAGAACTCTCCTCTGTAGTATCGACGGGCTTTATCAAAGACGGTCTTCTCGTTCTCTTCATAGAACTTTCTGTGGCGGTCTATGAGCACTGAGAGCTTAGTCATCAGGCGGTCTCCTCAGGCTTTGCATCTTGAAGCTTCTTTGCTACTTCCTCTTCTTCCTTTTCGCTCGGCTCTTCTTCTTTTCTTGCGAAGAGTCCAAAGGACTTCGTTTCTGGGGACTCTCCTGCTTTCTGCCGAAGGCGCAGGAGGATTTCTTCGGGGGTCAGTCCTGGAGGGGTATAGAAGCCAGCCATATTACAACCAGTCCCGAGGTGGGGGTTTGAAGAGGTTTCGCGATTCTCGCTTGATTCTATTATTGTGTCTATCGAGATCTGATATACTCAGCTGCCCTGGAACACGCTCGTATTCGTTCTCTTCGATATTAGCTTTTGTGAAATGTCTGCGGGAAAGAATATCCGCCGCCATTACAGCTGTTCTGGCTCTATCGAAGTGATGGACGATGCCGTCGAGGCCTTTGACGCGCTTCTTTCTGCTCCCGTCGTAGTTTACGAGTTGGTGCAAGAGCCCTCGTGAGCGGATCAAGATATCTTCTTGGCGAAGAAGCTGAACCAAGCGAGCTTCCGCTTCTTGTAGGCGCTTGTTCGTAGCGTACCAACCGGGATGAGTACGGCTTGTCCAGAGCAGGTTCTTGTTTCCCTGGTCTTTAAGCACAGCGATACAGGCCGTGGCGTTGGACTCGACAGCGAGGAGCGCGTTGTTGTAGCGGGCTTGTATATTTTTAAGGCGCTGGGCAAAACGTCCGGGGTCTTCCCGGTCTTCCCAGAACGCTACCTCTTTGCGATCGACAGCATCCCACACGGTAAGGGCGCTCTTATCTCCTCCGGCACCGTACCCTGCGGGGTCAGCTGTGACGAGGTACTTCTTGTGGGGCTCTGGAGCCTCGATGATGCAGCAGCCCATGCTCGAAAGGGGCGGGTCTGGAAGCGCTCTTGCCAGCGCTGGCTTGAGAACATCGATGGGCATGATGGGGGCGAGGGAGCCAAGCCAGCCATCATAGGGATCGGAAGGATACTTCGCCCCAAAGAGGCGAGAGTCGCCGACGAACTCTGTGTTGAGAGCAGAGCGACGGAAGGCCAAGTTGGCGAAGTTCATGCCCGGATGTCGGGCCAGGTACTCTTTCTCTACTTCCGTGGCCGTGAAGTCAGGGGCTTTTATTACACAGCTCTCATCGCGCCACCAGTCTAAGAACAGGGGATGGAAGCGGCTCTTTCCCTCCAGCGCTGACTGCCACATATGCTCGTGATGAGAGCCCGCCCGTCCGGGGGTAGACTCTAGGATAACTCTGGCGTTTGGACGTTTATTGACCGTCGGGAAGATGTTGATGGCTGCCTTGCGCTGCCACATTGCTTCACCAAACTCCGTGATGATGAGGCGGTCGATGGAGCGACCGATGGCGGGCGAGCGTCCTCCTGCGGTCAGGACCTTGATGCCCCCGCCGTGGATGAAGTGCATCTGTGTTGCGCCCGCCTTCCTTCCGGGCGCGAACGGCATTTTCACGTCGGGCGGGAGTCTGTTGTAAGCGAAGAGGATTCTTTCAAAGATGTCCTCGGCGGTGTCCTGGCGCTCTGCGATGAGGAGGCCTTTGACGCCGCTCAGGTACATGCAGTCTCGCAAGAGGAGCATGACGGAGATGGTTGTGATCTTCGCCTGACGAAACTTGTTTACGAGAACCCAGCGATGGTCATGCACTGCTTTGAGCAGCTTCCTCTGGGTCGAGGTGGGTTCCAGGTAACCAGTGGACTCGTCCTCTCGGACGATCTGGCACATCGAGACAAAGGCCTCGGGCGTAGAGAAAAGCGCATGGATTTTGCTCTGGTTTAGACCAGGGGCTGTAGCGAGTTCAGCTCCTTTAGGTAGAAGAGCAGGGCGCTTCTTCGTCATTTCGCCTTCCTTGCTTGATGGCTTAGTTGCGATATAATAACATCCAACACCTCTTCAGCGAGCGGTAGACCCAGATGAAGACTCTTGAGCAGGAGTACGTGAAGCTAAAACTGCCCAAAGGGCCGAAGCTGCCGAAGGCTCCTAAATATAAGACCGCTAAGAGCATGCGCCGGTATAAAAGGAGCTTGATGAAAGGCTCTGTTATGGCTACCACTTTCGGGGCAGAGAACAATCCGGGCAAAAAATATTAGCTAAATCCACCGTATTTGTTGCATTGACTGTCTTATCTGTGTAAAGGTCAACTCAGCATCTTCGTTGTTTTCGGGTAGCTCAAAAGAGTCCGAGCATAAGACGAGCGCAGATAGGCTCAAGACCGCTTACTTTTTTGCAGAAGGCACATCTGCAACCAGCCTTTCTGCGTACTCTAATAGGATACGAATATGTCCATCTCTACCGAAGTATTGAATACTACGTTTGCGGACCTTCGCGGCCCCCTCGTAAATTCTTTTGTTCGAAGTAACGAGCTGTTCGACGCACTTAACGACAAGGCACGGATGCCCATGGAAGGGGGCTCTTATATCGAGCGTTCCTTCTCTGGTGGCGCTCCTGCTCGCGGTGTTGGTGTGTACGTCGGTGACGAACTTCTTAATATGACTCGCCGTCAGCAGGTGAAGAAGTTCCAAGTGGAACCTCATCGTCTTGTTGTTGCGATCAACATCCCCAAGAAGGAGCTTCTGTTCAACAGCGGCAAGCTTGCTGTCATTCGTCTCATCGAGGAGTATCCTCAGATGGTGATGGAGGGCGTGAAGGCCGATCTGAACAAGTACCTGCTCACTGGTGTGAGTCGCGGTATCGTTTTCCAGACTGCCGAGCTGAAGGGTCTTATGACTCTTAACGGCGAGAAGTCGGACGGTATCGGAAGCGGCGTGACCCACGGTCTTATTGACATGGACACCGTCGCCAACCAGACCACAGAAGCACAGAGCGTTCAGGGAGTTACGAAGAGTTCTTCTTACTTCCACTACAACCAGTACAATGCTGCTTCTACTTGGTCTGACGATGGTATGAAGGTTCTTCGCAAGACTTATCGCGAGTGTGCTCACTACGCTGGTGGTCCTGGCAAGGGTCCTGACCTGGTCATGATGGATGATGCCACTTACGGTCGTTTCGAGGATGCTCGACGGTCGAATGTTCGCATCGATGTCATCCAAGATCCCGAAGACAAGAAGGGCAGCAATACTCTGGGCCTGGAGCTGGGACTTGGAAAGGTGTACAGTTCTCTCGACCTGGAGCTTTCGCAGTTCTCCAGCGGCTCCTCGGGCACTCACACTTCCGGTCTTGCCGACAACGGCATTGCTTACTTCCTGAACACTGACTATCTGGAGTTCCCGATGCACGAGGCTCCCCAGATTTCCGAGTTCAAGGAGCGAGTGGGTGACCAGGATGTCGTGACGGCTCTTTTCTCGATGCAGGGCAACCTCATCTGTACCAAGCTTGTCGCACAGGGTGTGTGCGTCAATCTCGACACATAAAGGGAGGTCATCATGACTGTTAAAACTACCCCGTTTAGCGATACTTATTCTGGGGAGACTTATCCGCTGGGTTCCATTCGCGTGGAGCCTGCGGTTGAGGTTACTGCTGGAGACGCTTCGTTGACGGGCGACCGTGTTTGGATGTTTGTGCAAGCAGACGGTTCAGGTGTTGCTGTCAACGACCTGCTTCAACGAAGCGCAACTTCTTCCTCTTTCGTGGCGGCAACTTCCGCCGCGTCAGCGGATAAGGAGTTGATTAACCTTCTTGGGGTGGCTGGTCATGCAATCGCGGCTAGCCAGTATGGTTGGATCATCGTTAAGGGGGAGTGTGTTGTTAAGACTGCGGGTGTCTCTGCAGGCAACAACCTGACCTCCATTACGACAGCCGGTACCGGAGGTCCCGCCACAGGCGGTGCTACTGACTCGTTTGCAGTCTTCGGTCGAGCAATCACTGCTACTGGTAGCGGTGTGAGTGACGCATACGTTGACTTCCGCTAAGCGGTCGTAGCATGATACATTAGGGTCGGGGCTCAAAAGGCCCCGGCCCTTTTCTTTGGAGGAAGCATGGACGTGTCTCTCAGAGCGCTTCGTGAGCGTCTTTTGGAAATGCGAGCGTGGGATAGCTCGGGGACTACGTTCAATAATAGGGTTCGTGAAGCGCTGAACATGGCGCTCGATCGGCTGGCGGGGGATGTACCCGAGGCCTTGATTCCAGACGAAGAGCACATCGTTCTTCATGCAGATGTAAAGAGCGGCGACTCTACTACCGCCGCCAGATTAAAGAGGGTAGCCAGCTACCCGAATCTACTCAAGTTCGTAGACAGCGCCGGGACAGATATCGGTGCAAGCTCTCTCACCACTTGGCGACCCACGGTAGACGGGACCTGGGACGGTGTCATGCACCTTGAGATTACCGACAGCGACGGCACTGTTCATCGCCGACAGTCTCGCGAGTGGTGGAATGATGTTAATGTTTACTATGTGAGTCTCGATCGCCCGTGGAGGGATGACGCTTCCTCGGACACTTCCATGACCTTTCGCGTCCATCAGCCGGAGTTCTTTCTCCGGGACGATGTGATGCAGCTTCTTGAACCTGCGCGGGTGTACGACAGCACGCGGCAACAGGTTTGGGGTATCGACACAGCAGGCGCGTATCGCCAGGACATGGTCGATTTCCAGGGGGAGACCTCGGGGCGTCCGTATCGATTCTGGCGCGGTCGGCATTTTCAGCTGACTGCCCCCCGGCAGGTTCCCTTGGCAGAGCCAAGAGAAGTTACGGGAGGAGACGTGTCTCTCCCAGTAAACAGGTGGCTACCCGGAGGGGCCAAGGGAGAGCAACAAGGCGGGTTTAGGTTCTGTTTTACTTATGTGCGAGGGCGTAAGGACGAGGAGTGGAAGGACGCTCCTCTCGGAACAAGAGACCCCATGTGGGAGAGCGCCCCCTCGCCTGAGAGCTTGGCCTTTAGTCACGAAGAGAACCCTCATAACTCTATTCGAATCACGACAACGAACATCGATGCGATGACGGATTATGGTGACTCGACAAAGACAGATTTCGGGAAGTCTGGCCTTAGGATCCGCATCTATGTGGCTCGTGACGAGGTGAGGGCGGGTGCTAGTTCTTCGGGGTACGACCGTGTGGAAGCTGCGGGGGTGTTTTATTTCCTGACGGAGATCGAGCCTACGGCGACGGTCTCCGATGCCGGGGTTACTTACGAAGCGAGCTATGCCTGGGACGGAACTACTCAGCCAGACTACTATCGTCCGCTGAAGCACTCTACGGGATACTACGCTTACAAGACCTATCCGCACCAGGATGCTCGCTATGAGCTGGACTTCCGCGTGCTAAGGCTTCCGAGGAAGTTCATCGCAGATACAGACACGGCTCCGATTCAGCGAGACGCTGTCTCTGCGCTGACAGAACTTGCTCTATATTATGTGTCCTTGCAGGACGGCGCAGACCAGGCGGGGGCGAGTATTCATCTTGACAGGTACGTTGAACTCGCTCGAAGATATCGAACACGTTACGCCAATCCTGGCCGCATCGTAGAGCCGGTTCCTATCGGCGGGCACATTACGCGCCGCAGATACGGTTCCTTCTCGTCAGAGTAAAAGACAACTGCAGGAGTTCTTATGACCATCGGCGACTTTAATGTCCTTCCTCGCCCCCAGCTGGGCACCCATATGTACCGACGTACTCTTATCGGTCTCATCGAGGAGGCATTGGTAGTCAGCCTTCGTTATCCAGATAACGGAGATTCTTGGATCGCTACTCTCTTTACCAAGAACGGGGTGGAGTTTTGTAGCTCAGATCGCGAGTTCCGTAGCAGAAACGACTGGGTTCCTTCTACCTGGATGTTTGATGATGTTGCGAAGACCTGGGTAGTGATCAACGAAGACTCGGAGAAGAAGGCAAGGCCCGTAAACAAGGAAGAGTTTACTATCCCTGCCCCCACTCCAGGAGAGAAGTATATGTCCTGGCGCTCTCGTGTTTTTCGAGAAGTTCCTGCCCTGAAGAAAGAAGACAACGCTTCTGATATGATTTCAGAGGTTTGGCACGCTCGTGAGAACGAGAACGATGCACAGGCGTAGCCGCTCTTAATCGAGGAGCGCACAGATGGCGGGACCGAGTAAACAGACGGCGGTTGAGTTCATAATCCCGGCAGGAGAGGCACAGGTTCTTTTTGAGCCTACTCTCCTGGCGAATAAGATTCAGAACTTCGAGCTTACCGCAGAGAGGACGCTGAAGTCTGTAGTAGGTCCCACCTATTATGAGCCTAAGCGGATTTCAGGCAGTTCCCCTTCTCCTTTTGAGGAGCCGCACGGTATCTTCCATGCGGGTCTTCTGGGCGGTATTGCGGACACCTTGATTGTCCGTGCAGATAACTACCTATACCGGCATCAGGGGTGGGAAAGGGGCTTTTCGAAGCTGACCTTGCCCTCTAGTATCTCTTCTCTCGTAAGCGAGACCCGGCCCCTTTATCCTGACCACTTCGTAGTTCTTAACGACAAGATTGTCTGGACTAACGGGATCGATCGGGCTCTGGTGATCAATCACGACGGCATGGTTGTTCCCTTGGGTTTTGCCGCTGTTCCTGGCGCTCCTACAGTGGACGGGCCTCAGCAACCGGACGCGGAAAATCGGCGGTATCTCTACCCGAATGCCCTGGGATATTCGTGGGGAGGGGAGATTGGTACGATTGGAGATCTCCTTGATGGGCAGACGGGAGCAGTTCTGGCGGGTGCCTGGGAGTACTACGTACAGTGGGAGGACATCTTCGGAAACCTCTCGCAGCCCTCGGCGGCGAGTAACCTGGTTAATATCAGTACGATTCAGGCAGATCCGCTCATTCTTACGGACGGGAACGAGACGGGCTCTGAGGTTACGGACTTGACTCGGCAGTTCTTGGTTCATCTCAAGGCCAAGGCACCGGAGCATGCGGTAGCTCAGCGGATTTACCGCACTCCCGATCTAAAGAACCAGGGCGGTGTTCCTCAGCTTGTTACCCGGCTGCCGGGTAACTCGCAGGTGTTCTTTTCCGACAGGAAGGCAGACGGGTATTTAGGCTCTCCGATAAGCGCTACGGTGGCAGTTCCTGTTTTCAGGACGATGTGTACGCATCAGGGCTGCTTGGTCATCGCGAACACGCCCGAAGATCCAGGCATAGTTAGACAGTCGGAACCGGGTTTTCCAGGGACCTTCAGCGCTGCTTCCTTTATATATCCCGACTCGGGCGGGGCAGAGGTTACGGCAGTCGCCTCACACAATGGCGAGCTTATCGCCTTTACTCGGAACACTACCTACTTGTTGAAGGACTTTGCTTTCCCCGTGCCTCTGGCTCAGGGAATCGGCTGCGTTGCCCCTCGCTCTATTCAGGCTTTGCCCGACGGGACTTTGATTTGGTTAGCGCACGACGGTTTCTATGGGATGAACAGCGGTGTTGTTTCTCAACTGAGCAAGTCGATCCAGAGAACCATGCGACATTATGTCAGCCGCAGCCGCGCTTGCATGGCTGTAGCGGCAATGAATCACGAGACGGGGGAGTATTATTGTGCGCTCACCCCCGCTGGTGAGAACAAGAACACCCTGGTCTTGACCTTCGACGGGCAGGGTTGGAAGCGGCAGACGCTCGGGCTTCACCTTGCGGATATGTGTTTAACAGACGATTGGCGCAGGATGCTTCTCGCTGTTGCTACAGATACAGATACAGACGATGATTGGAATGATGTCTTTGTCCTAAACAGAGAGACAGTTGCCTATGCTGCGCGAGAGCGGGATATTCTCTATCGTTCTGCTTGGTTACGCGGGGATGATACAGGTCTAAAGCTCTTGAACGTCAGGACTATGTACATTGGTCTTCTGGATTCTTATGACGATGACTTTGAGATTCTTTTCTACAGGAACGGTTCTTACAAAGCAGTTGTACAGATGACAGACGTAAAGGCCGTCGGGCCAGACGATGATTCTGGTCTGGTTACAGACATCGCGGGGAGCGCGGTTATCGGTACTGCTACAACGCACAACCCTCGTTTGTTCTATAGACAGGTTCCTGTGGGTCTTCAGAACGTAAACTCCTGGGCTTTTGAGATCCGTGCTAAGAGCCCGGTGAGGTTGCATCTTGCCGCGTTTGCCTTTGACGTGAGCATTGCTTCGTCTGGAAACGCTTTGTCCCGCATTCCTCGGCGGGGAGATACTTGAGGTAGAGCATGCCGTATATTTTCCCCAAGCGCAGTCTCCGTTCCTCGGATGTTTTAGATCCGATTGAGTTGAACGAGGACTTTATCCCTGCAGCAGAGATGTATGTGGGCGGGTTGAACGCGCACAATATTCAGAAGAATATCAACCCGGAGATCGACACTTCTAAGGCAAAGGACACTCCGTTTTATTCGTATAAGTTCGCGACTACTGACGTGAGCCCGGAAATCTCTTCGGGGCAACATCCCAATACGAGCAACATGACGAATCATCACCAAGTCCGAAATGACTTCACCTGGTCGGAGATCGCGGATACCGATAAGGAGATATCTACTGGGATCTCTACCCTGTGGATTACTGCTCTGATCCAGTACTTCTGGGTGGGGTTTGGAGGCGATGTTGCAGCTTTACGAATGCGCTGGCCCGGCTCGGGGAGCGCCTCCGACTTTGAAAACGAGGTTGCGGCTTTAGGGCATCTCTTCTCGCATGACGGGACTCCGGCGGGGGTGCAGTTCGCTATCCGTGTTGACGGTCAAGTCATCGAGCACACGATTACTGGCAGAAGGTCTCCCTTCGAGAACTCGATAGAGCCGATCTTGTCTACGAGGGAGAGATCCCAGGACACCGGGTTTTCTGGCGGTACGGCTGAACAGCCCTTTCCAGGACCTCACGGGACCTGGATAAACAAGCTCTCTGCCTACGGACCCGAGGTCTTTCCTGTGCGGCTTGGTTGCCATTATCCCGTGCAGCCGGGGAAGCATACGGTAGAGGTAGTCGCTCGAAGAATCCCTTCCTATGAAAGAGAGGCCTACATATCAGATAGCGGGCGGGCATCTCTTGACGATGATTATATCGTTGTCACTACTCGGAAGCTGTTCGTGTTGGAGCTTAAGAAGTTTCCGGTAGCCTCTTCTTCTGTTCCCAAGCTGTCTGTTCCTGCCTTCGACAGCGAAGATGTCCTGACAGAGGAGTCTCTGCAGACAGATCGCGTTGATAAGCTCAGAACAGCCTACAACACCGTTAAGAAAGGATCTCTCGCACGAGGTGCGCTGACTCACTACCACCTGTCCTCGCCCGTTATCGAAAAGAACAGCGCGACATTCGGATCTTCTGCCACAGCTACTCTGGACTCTGTTTTTCCAGGGCACCCGCTGGTGACGGTTAACAGCACCGACGATCCTACTTACTTTAACTTGACCGCTTCGTCTTCGGGGAACGGGTTCTTCGCGATGGAGAACGGAACGCAGTTCTCGGTTACGGATCAAAGCGGTTCTATCACTGGCTTCGATGTCAGCGAAGACTCTATTTTCATCGTGACTGCCAATGTCCAGGTGAACTCGATTTCCGCCGGAAGATACGGGACATCAGGATCTCATGGGATCGCTACGGCGGAGAACTTCGGAGTGCTTGCTCTGGGCTTTCGAGCGGCGAGCACCAGCGTAAGCTACATCGTCCCAGACGGCCTTGTTTACATCAACTCCTTCAACACGACGGGATATGACAGCGCTGTGGGGGGAGCCGCAGCTAAATCCGACCGTAGCGATTGGGACACCACCGCTCCCTCTGAGCAGAACGTCAGTCTCTTTCACGTCTTCACATCAAGCGAGCTGTCTGCGATTACTGGAGGAAACAACATCTACAAATTTCAGGTCTTTGCAAGTACAATGAACCCAACTGCGAAGGCAGACCACGGGCTCGATACATCCCTTAAGTATAAGCGAGCTAATATCTCCGTTATCCAGCTCAAGATGTGACATGACTGTTTCTACCCCCTATTCCTATCTAGACGGTCAAGAGCTTGATCCGTTAGGGCACAATAAGAACATCTACTCCCCGACACCGGGTGAGGGAATTATGTCCGAGGCCAACGGAGGCCTGGACAGTTCTAATCTCCATGCAGGGTTTAAGGTCCGTTCTGAGCACGTCTGGCCAGAGGAGGTGTGTCGGGGACGCCAGGAGTTTGTGCTCGACACGGCGGATGTTTTCAGCAACGGCTGCTCTGACGCGGGCGGCGAGACGGCTCAAACAGTTGCCGGGAATTACCGCCCCCTGGCGGGCACGAGTCTCCGGGTTTATATCCCCTATGACGTGAATGTAGCGCTCTGGGAGTGGTCGTTTTTCCTCTCAGGATACAGAATCTTGATCGAGAGCGGGATTTCTGCTCTGGGTAATAGGCAGTACGAGATGTCTATTCGAGCGCGGCTTAATGGTACTGCTCTTCCTCACACGGCGAGAAGCGTCCCTATCAGCGCAAAGCTCGCTATCGAAGACTCTACAGGAACCGGGACTAAGAGAAAGGTTCACGACAAGATTGTCTTAGAGCAAAAGAACGCTATGCAATGGGACATGAATCATATGGCCCTGGATGTTACAGCAGGCTGGTACACTTTAGATCTCACAGCATATATGCACCCTGTTGTAGACCCTCAGGAAACCGAGAATGAGGGCATCTTAAACGCTACTCTGGAGAGGGTTGTCGGGACTCATACAAAGGAGTTCTTTCACAAGTTCTACCAGCGCCTTAGTCTAGGTATTCGTAATGTCCGCTTGCTCACAATTCTTTAGGAAATAGGAGGAGCCATGTCCGCAGCTTTGGGCGGCGTTCTCGCAAAAGCGCTGGGAACCCAGGTCGCCGCCAAGGGCCTGACGCAGGCTCAGAATCTAGGTCCGGCGCTTGCAACTCAAGCCATCACCCGCATGACGCCCGCTGGAAGAGCGCAAGCAAAGCTTGATAAGGAAGCGCGGCAGGGTCTCAAGAAGAAAGGTCCCACGGCGGAAGACGCTGCCTTTCGTCAAGCTCTAATGCAGGAAGCAACACGAACCCAAGGGGCGTTGCAAGACCGCAAGACCGAGGTAATGAAGCGCTTGGCAGCGGGCGGGGGACTCTTTACTTCGGGTCGTGCAATGCAAGAGGCGATCGGCGACGGCTCGCTCCCTGAGGGCACGTTGGGAGAGATAGCTAATGCAGAGAGCGCACGACGCGCTCAGACTCGCGAGGGTTGGAAAAACCGCGTCGATGCAAAGGCGGAGCAGATTCGAGCGATGTTGTATGACAGCCTGACAAAACAGAAGCCCGAAGATAAACAAGCTGCGACGGCAGCGAACACGCAGCGGCTGATGGGCCTTGCTTCAATGCTGGGGGGATGAGATATGTCTGTAGGTAATTCCCGGTATCCTTATATGCCCTCTGGTTTAGAGGGTACTGACGGAAGCGCTACCTACGATTCCAGGGACCAGGTGCGTCTGCACGGGTACTATCTCAGCGTTGCTGAAGAGCATCTAAAGGCCATCAGCCGTATCGAAAAGGAAGGGTTTAGAGCCTATACGCAAAAGGACATTGCCTATCGCAAGGTCAAGAGCGACCTCGCACGAGCCCAGCTGAGTGCCCAGACCGACCTTTATGAAATTGACCTGACGAATAAGACCGAAGCCGCGAAGATCGTGGCGGGGCTAACCGAGAATGTCAATAACAACCTGACTCGTCTATCTCAGACTCGGTCGGGTTGGCACCGCAATGCCCTAGAGCCTGCGCGGCGAGCATACAAGGCGGGCGGTGGCCAGAATAAAGAGAGGGCTTTTGCACAGCTTGTAAGCACCTTCGAAAACAGCGAGGGAGAGCTACGGTCTGTAGGCAACTATCAGATGTATACGGCTCTTAAGACTGCTTTTATGGACTTTGGTATGCAAGACGCAGCCACTGCTCTAACAAGGGCAGGAAAGTTAGGCGCAGGGTCCGCTGAGAAACAAGCTCTCATGGACGCGATCTCCAAGCATTTACCAGCGACACAAACAAGCAGTCTTCTTAAGGAGTACGCGGGTGAGTCGATTGCTTATCAGAAGGACCACGATCAGCTGATGGATCAAGGAGCTACGTTCACGCAGCTCTCTAAAGATCTCCAGAAAGCGATAGCAGACGGCACAGCTACTTCCGCACAAGCTACAGCGCTAGCAGACATGATGGGACCGAACACCCAGTGGGGAAATGCACGAAACGCGGCTTTCGGAGCATCGGTAGATAACGACGCACTCGCTAAGGACATTGCGGATTTCACTACCAATCAAACCTCTAAGGACTGGCATCGGACTGAGTACGACAGGCTCATGGCTCGGGCGGATGGCACTCCGGGCACTCAGTTCCCCTCTGAATATATGCAGGACCTTGAAGATCTCTACAACAGCGGTTGGTTGCCGACTGCTGGCTTTGAGCCTCACCAAGTCCTGACCTTTAGAACCGAGACCATAGAAATAAAAGATCCAGACACGGGAGAGGTAGTCAGCACTGAGGAGAGGCGGAAGGCCATCCCCGGTCCACATGCAATGCTCGCTCTTATGAACTCTAAGAGCGAAGCGGTGAGGGCGGGTAGTGACCGGTACGGCCCCAAGCCCTTCCTCGGTAAAAAGAGAGGTATTCGCTACTTCGGAAATGTGACCTTTGATCCTAGCAAGCTGTCCCCAGAAGACCAGCTCAAGCTCAAGAACAGTCTGCGAATGTCTCCAGACCTCGATGATAAGGGCCTGTACGCAACTACTCCAGACGGGTCCTATATCCCTGCGAACCATGTCAGGGAACTTGAAACCGCGCACCTTCCCTCGCACTTCAGGCTGGCTAAAAAGGAAAAGGCGTACGAAGACATCGGGGCGCTCACGGGGTTGTCTAGTATTCCCTTCGAGGTCTTTACAGACGGTTCGCAGGTCTATGTTCAGCGACTGGACGATCCCTCGAAGGGGTTCTTTCTCTCTGACAGGGTTGTCGAGAACGGAGATTATTTTGCTGGTAGGGTGACAGATCTCTACCATACGGAGCCAGAAGACACGACTAAGCTCAAGGGGTTGTTTGTACTGGACAAGGAGCAAGGGAAGCACCTGCGCCCTGTTCGGAACTTCCAAGACCTCTACAACACCCCCCAGGGGCTGGAAATCGCCGCCGCCCCGAGAAAACAGCCGCTGAAAGACGCTAAAGGGCTCCTTCAGTTTTTCGACGGCAATGGCGACGCTGTTGCTTTCCCCCTCCTGGAAGGCGAAAAACAAGGGGCGCGTTGGCAGCGAGCCAAGGCGAAGGGGTACAGCCTGCGCGAAGCGTTTCCAACCCCAGGTCCTTGGAACCCTCTCACGGCTACAGAGGTCACGTTTACAGATGTGGAACCGACGGGTCCGATTACTCTGGCGGGTGGGGTCAAGGATATCAACGCAGATAATCTTGGTGTGGTTCCTATCGTGCTCGGTGACGGTACGGAGCTGAAGATCCCTAACGGGCCAGGAACCAAGATTGAGGCGCTGGTTGAGGCAGAGAGGGTTCCTGGTATCTTACAGAACTCTATGCCTACGGTGATGGAGGATCTTCGGCGTTCGGTACAAGTAAGCGCAACCGGTATGTTGATGACAGACGAACAAGGCTATACAGATACGAATGGCTTCGGGATGGAGGTTACTCGTCCGCTGGATACTGTTCGTAATGTCTATGGTCTGGAAAAGGTCAAGAGGGCTCCTCCTCGGATTGCTTCTCTTGAGGAGCTTGTGTCCGAATACAAAACCCTCGGGGAGGTCGGGGTCAATATTCCCGGTGTCTCAGGCGAGGAGGCTGCTCCCGAGGCCCCTGCTCCCGGCGAGCCTATTCCCTTTTCTGTGACGCTGACCGAGAACCCTCTTGGCCGCAAGGGAATCGACGGGGAGGTTACGGAAGCGTCTGTTGCCTCTTACGAGCAAGGGCGCGGAACATACGAGTTTAGCTTCTCAGACAGGAATAACTTGGGTGGCGCGCCTGTCTCGATCATATATACTTCGCCCGACGGTGCCTCTGAAGCGCTTAAAGGAAACGCGCTACAGAATATCCTAGATTATGCAGCGGAGCCGTCCGGAGCCGGAAGCGAGCGTACCCTCATCGGTATGGAGCAGTACCAGAACTGGCGCGATGGACTGTCCTTTGGGTCCCCCGTGGGGGAGGCTCCTGCAGAAGAGGCTCCCTCCGTGGAGGAGGAGGTCGTAGACGAGGAGGTCGTAGACGAGGAGGTCGTAGACGAGGAGGTTCCTTCGATAGAGGAGGCGGTCGCAGACTTCGCAGCAGTTCGGAAAAAAGATTGGAGCGAGTTTGATTCTACTACTAAAGAGCAAGCCTTTGAGTTCGAGTATAACCGCGTCAGGGAGGCCGCTGAAAAAGCTCAAGAAGAGGGGAGGTTGACTCGGGAGCAGGGAGATGCTGTTGCGCCGTTCTTGTCCCAGGACTTCAGAGAGTACTACGAGAGGCTTAATAGTCCAAGGGAACAGAAACGAGCGACAATGCTCGAAAAAATCAGAGCACTCAGGGATGCGCTCAAGCCCGTGGAAGAGGACACGGAGGACACGGGCGATCCCTATGCCGCCAAGGACTGGGAAGGAAAGAAGGTGACAATGGGAGCCCCCCACGAGGGAGATACCTTTTCTAGGGAGAGTGAGGACGATGTGTCGGCGTCAGTCTCGCCCGAAGCAACTGCAACAGATGTAGGGGAAGGGCTTTCACTGGAAGAACAAGATCAACTCGAAGCTCAGCGGAGAGCAGCGAACGAGGCTTCGCTCGCGCCTGGGGGGGACTTCGATCAAAGCCTCGCGAAGCACGCTTCCGACATTCTTCCAGGCGACGAAGAAGATCCCCAGCAAGCTCCCTACGAATATAAACGCGACGGGTCTGAGTTGGCGTTCCGAAAGAAGGGATCTGAGGAAGATTGGAAACCTGTATCAGACGAGGAGTATGACGCGGTTGCAGCAATCTTTAGGGGTGATCCGGGGAGAACTCCTGAGCAAGTTAAAGCCGGGCTCTCAGCTACGGGAGAGGACATGACCGATGGTCTGCGTATGAATCCCTACGCCGTCAGCGATATTCCTAAAGACTCCCCGTCATCCAACCTGCCCGTAGACCTAACTCCCAGTCGGAGCACTCGAAAGGAAAGAAAAGCCAGGCGAAAGAACCCGAAAGGTCCCTGGCTTCGTTCCTGGGGGAAAAGAAGAGAAGGGAAGGTAGAGGAATCTCCCGAGGTGGGGATAGAAGTTGAAGCGGGAGGTTAGCCGTGGCGGATACTGAAAAGACATGGGCCAACTTGGGAGCAGGCTTTAGCGATGACGAGGAGTGGGACCTCGATTTCGGCCCGCCCGAAGTTGAACCCGTAGTTGAACCCGTAGTTGAACCCGTAGGCGAACTCGTAGTTGAAACCGTAGCTAAGCCCGTAGGTAAGCCCGTAGGTAAGCCCTTAGGTAAGCCCGTAGCTGTTTTTGATGATGATGATGATGATGACGAGTGGGACCTCGGCTTCGAGGACGAGCCAGCAAAGGGTGTTGGGGAGCAACCGATCTTCGGGCCAGCAAAGGGTGTTGGGGAGCAACCGATCTTCGGGCCAACGGTCGTGCCGGAGGACTCGCCAAAAATAGAAGGGGACACGCCCGCTTTAGCGGCTCCTGTTCCTATTGCCCTGGGGGGTACGCCTCAGGAGACCTTAGATCTCATGGACGAGGCTCTCTCCACAGGCGATGACGTTGACTTCGGACCTCTTTATGAACAGGCTTCTCAAGAGGGATCTCTTTCTCCCGGTAGAAAAAGGCGCTTGATAGCCGCGAAGCAGTGGGCCTCGCAAGGGCAGGAGAAAATATCTATCCCTGTTCGCTACCTTGATCCAAAGACAGGCGAGTACTTAGACAGCGTAGAAGAGATCTGGCCTGCGAGAGAACTCTCTCTCCTAGAAAGAACAAAAGAGGGCTCTTCGCAAAAAGGAAAGGATATCAAGGCGTTTGAATACGCAAAAGACCTCTTCGCAGGCGATATAAAGTGGTTCTATGGCGACACTCCCGTGAAAACCAGGGAGGGAAAAGCGCCTCGACCGTCAGGATTTAGCCGGCCTGATATGTCGGAATCACAGGTAGACGCTACCTTAGACTACAACAACGCGTTTGCTTTTGAGAAAGCCGGGGAACTCGCTCACGCAGCAGAGTATCAACATCTGTTAGCTCAGGAAGGGTATCTGCCCAGCGGGCGAAATGCTTCTTCTCAGGAGAAAGGGCGTTTGTCTCTGCAAGCGCGAGATAATCTCAGCAAGAATATTTTCCGTGGAGAAGACTACGGCACTGAGGGCTTTCCTAAAGACGTTCTCTTAGAGCTTTTTCAGAAAGCGGGGGAGAGCACAGGAGCAGGTTCTCAGCCCTTACAGAACCTATACGATGCTCAAGATCGCCTGATTCAGCTGTATGAGTATGCAGATCCCGCTAGAGCGAGACGCCGAGAGTACCGGGATAAGCTCATTAAGGCAGAAGCGCTCCAAGTTCGTGTTGTGGCTACGGACCCAAAGAAGAAGGGAAAAACGGACCTGCAGATCTTGATAACTCAAGACATAGGAGCAGAGCGATCGAGGCTAAAAAGGGCCATTCGGCAGAAAGAAGACGCCGTCGCCCTCCTTGAGGCCCAGGCGACTACGAGCAGAGAGGCAGGAGAGGAGATAGGCGACGAGGTAAGCTATAGTTTGTTTGCTTTAATAGGAGGACTAGAGGGCGATAGGAAAGAGCTAAAGAAGATGGACGCAGGGCTTGCGATACCCTTATCGGTCTGGCTAGATCCCTACGAGACCCAGGGGCTTGGGCAGACAGCTCTTGAGAGCCTTGGGATAGAGGAGCCCGCTGCGCCCGTTAGTGGAACTGTTTACGTTAGGGAAATTTCTTTGCCCAAGCCCGAAGGTATGGGAGACGAGGAGTTTGCCCGCCAGGTTGCAGAGAACCGGGTAGAGAACAAGCTCCGAGCCCAGTACCTTTTGCGCGAAAACGACACTCTTAAAGAGGAGCTGGCAGCGAACGGGGAGACGCTCGCCTCTCTCAAAGTTGATACGACAACGGGAGCAGATGCAGAGCTTGTTGAGAGCTTGAATGAAAGCCCCCTTGCTTCTGAAGAAAACTTCCAGGCGCTCGGCAAAGAGCTGGACAAGCTTCTCTTAGGGATAGATAGAGGGCAACCAGATCGCTTTAGAAAGCCAACCGCATACTGGGGACTGTGGCTAGGTCATTACAAGAAGTACTTTGACGATAGAAAAGATCTCTACAGCAAGTACACAGCCCCCGGCGGCGCTGCCACTGTCTCTTCTTCTTTCGAGCGTGCCGGTGACGATCTACCCTACTCAACCCCCTCCGTAGAAGCTAGGGCGTATACGAAAACCGCTAAGGAAGCGGGGAGCTTTAGCGACTGGCGACCTGCTGATGACCTGGATGTCAACGTCTACGAAAGCCTGTCTCCTGAAGCGCAAAGCGCTTTGGACGGTTGGTTTAACCGCTTTAATCAGGCCCTATATGCTAGGCAGGCGCTGTATTGGAGGGGGCTTGAGGACTATCAAGAAGATGTTGCTGCCTTAAAGAAAGCGCAGAAGTACGGAAGCGCCCGCCAGCGGAAGATAAAACAGAATCAAGAGCAGGTTGATATACTTCGGGAAGCATCTTACTTGTCTGAGAACATCGCGCTTAAGCCTCAGCCCAAGGAGTAACCGTGCCTCCTGCTCCAAAAGCTTCTACAGCGGTCTCCGCAGTTCCCCGCGCAGAGCGTGCTGAAGAGGATGTACCGGAGGCTGTGGAGCTGCCAGAAGCGCCACCGATGGACCTCGACACTTTGATCGAGGACTACAACACTCGTGCTCAGGTCTTTGAAACAGACGCAACTGCTTTTAACCCGCGAATAGAGGCCTTTAATCAGCAGGCACAAGCGCTCGATGCCGACGCTCGGGGGTTGCAGGCGTTGCTTGAAGAGAACCCCGACGGGTTCTCTCCGGGCGAAGAATATGATCGGGCTCTTAAGACGAGGGAGGCGCTGCTCGAAAGAGAGACCGCCCTTACCACTCTCCAGGAGCAGCTATCCGCAGACCAGACTCGGCTGGGGGAAGAAGAGAGGCAGCTAAATCAGCTCTTGGAGAAGATTCAGCTTCAGGAGAAAGAGGTAGCGGCAAAGGCGTGGGAGCACGAGCTTCCGGGTAGCTGGGAAGAACTCGCGGATGATCACGCGGCAGTTGTCTTTGTTCGGATGTGGGACGGTTTGCCGCTCGAAGATGCCAAGAAAGAGGCTTATGAGAAGCTTAAAGGGATCTATGCGAAGAAGTACGCGAAGCCCTCGCGAGCCAAGGCCGCGACAATGCTCATGGCTGCTTCTGCAGATCGACAGGCGGCTCTTGAGGAGCTTGATGTACGGAGTTTTGTCTTCAAGCTGGGAACTAGCTCCTCCGCAGATACGACAGACCAGATCATTCAGAAGCATGTCAAGAGCCTCGGATTAGAAGCGCCCCCGTCCGCGCAGACATTCAAGGATACCCTCACGGCTGCGGGCATTAACCTGGAGCATCTTGAACAAAAGATCCGGGTAGATAACCAGAACCCTGCCGCCGTTCTTCATTTAGAGACCATTCGTGGGGGCGCTGTTCTCCAAGGGGTGGGACCCGAGCTTGTAGACCGTGTCAACGCTGTCCGAGAAGGCGTGGCTCGCATCGAGGCGCAGGACAAGTACATCAGAGCCGGTGACATCAACACGATGATGGAGCTGGACGATCCCTCGTTTAAGTTCACGGAGAAGGACGATAGCCTGGCCATGGGCTTGAATGTTGTCCCTGGAGACGCGAAGTTCACTGACGCCCAGATGATCGCCGCCTCTATCTTGTTAGACAAGAGCGATATCGGTCAGCAGAAGAGGCAGGTTTGGGAGGAGTACAGTGGTCTCCTAAGCCATGCTTCTACGGACAACTTCGTAGATGCCATGACGCAAATCTACGCGAGACAGTTTAAGCTGGAAGCAGGAGCACCTAACCACGAGGAGAAGATTCAGTATTTCCGGGAGAGGGCTCTTCGCGACGTAGGAGCCCTCTATGTGACCGGTAACTGGAGCGGGAATCGTAGTATCTCAGATCGACAGCTCAAGGGATATCAAGGAGATTTGCTCTTCGGAGACGCCTTAGAGCAGAGAATCGAGGTCGTTGGCTTCGACACAGACGGCGAGGTTCTTCTAAGAGCTGTTGACGGGTGGATGGGCGGCTTCGAGATAGTGGATATCGCGCACAGCGGCGTTGCTGGGGTTGTTAGAGAGGGAAGTCTGGGCGCAGGTTGGTCTGAGCTTTTTGATCCCAGGGATCCGTCTACTTCCTGGGATAACTTTTCCACTGCTTGGAAGAGGGGAATGGCCCAGCGGGATAATACACAGCAGGTAGGACTGGATGTCATCGGCTCGTCCCCTAATATGGACACGTTTGATCAGCTTGCGTGGTATTTAGGCGGTACTGCCGGCTGGATCCTTACTCCCGACATGATTACTGTCGCGGTTGGCAGTCTAGGGAGGGTTGTCAAGAAGGGCTTGGAGACACCTCGCAGGGCCGACCTCAAGAAAGCCTCTAAAGACTTTCGGATCATTGCAGAGTCTCGTCTCAATAGAACCGAGGAATTTGCTGAGGCAGAAAGCCGCCTCCGGTCGCAGTTCCCTGGTCAAGGGGATGTTGCAGACATGCTGGACATCCAGGAGCAGCTGATTGCGAAGCGCCTGTCCAAGCAGCACCCCGATATCGTGGACATGGACCTCGCCGCGAAGGTCCCCCGAGGGCTGAATCTCAGCACAGGAAACCGTAAAGCCGGTGTCCTGATGGGGGAGCAGGCCGGCACAGTTGCAACCCGGTACGATGAGCTTTTCAATCATCCGAGGCATGCTCAGGACCTGGAAGATTTCGCTCAGAAAATCAAGCGAGGAGAGATCGATCCCGCGTCAGATGCCGTGGATAAAATCGCAGATGACTTGGCGGAGAGCTTCTCTAAGCGAGTAGCGAAGAAGGGAGCGACAGAAGAAGAGGTTGCCGCTGCAAAAGAGAAAGCGCTCGCTGCGATCAAAGCTCATCCCGATGACCCGGCTGCTCTTCAGCAGTCCCTTATGCGCTTCCTGGAAAACGAAGTCACTACGCTCAAGAGGCTTCCCGACGAGCCCGTAGCTCCCAAGGCTCCTGAGCCAGTAAAAGAGCCCGTCGAAGAGCCTATTAAGGTCACGGTAGATGAGGCCGCCTGGGCTCAGGGAGGTCCGACGCTTCTTGCGAAGGCAGCTAAGGAGTCCGACGAAGCCCTATCAGAAGCTCTGGGCTTTTATCGTAAGCGGATTGCTCGCGGGGAGGAGCTTGAGGACTTTCATAAGTTCAATATCCGAGCAATCCAGGAAGAGAGGGCTCGTCGGGCAGCGGCACCTAAGCCCAAGGTTAAAGCGCCCAAGAAGCCCAAGCTCTCAGACCTCGAAAAGCAGGCCCTGAAAGCGGGCAAGGCCCGGCAGAAGAAGAGGGACTCCTTTATCCCTGCCATCGAGAAGATGGTTGCAGAGCTTAGCAAGACAATGGACAAGGCTCTTTCCAAAGAGGAGCTTCTGGAGGTCATTGAGCGAGCTAAGGCGGCTGTCTGGATTAACAACGAGGCCCGTGCCATAGCGGCTGCTCAGATGCACTACTTCGTGGAAGGCAAGCTGGGTAAGCGTGTAAAGCCTATCAAGGTCAGGGGTTTCCGAGACGTACCTGAGCTGGATCCTAGAAACCCGATGTCCTTCGAGGCGATCGAGTTTATGGATCAAGCGATCGACGCAGGGTACAGCGCAAAGAAGGCCGAGAAGATTGCTCGGATGCTGGACGATTATGCCATCAACCACGGTAACACCTACGGGCAAGACCCAAAGGCCTGGTGGCTGAAGCACGATATTAAGATCGTGAAGGGTAAGATCCAGATAGTGGATGGAAAACCCACCTTCAAGCTCAAGAAAAGACCGCCGAAGGAGAAGGCTCCAGAGAAGGCTGAGGAACCAGATGTCTTGCTACAGAGAGCGGAGGAAATAACAGACACCCCCGAATTTAAGCGTTGGTTTGGTGATTCTAAGGTCGTTGACGAGAAGGGTAAGCCGCTGGTTGTTTACCACGGAACATCAGCGGTGTTTAAGGATTTTTCTTTGTCTGCTTTAGGAAGTGCTCACGGGGAGACCACGATTCGAGGTCTCTTTTTCACACCCTCTCCAGAGCGTGCTTCTGCGTATGCTGTTCAGACGCGGTTGGTTTCTACGAAAGAGCACAAGGCGCTTGTTAAAGAGGTCGGGGCTGCTAAAGCGGAAGAGATAGAGTTGTCTGACCTCCTCGATGATCTGCTTACAGGGCAGGCAAAGGGCAGCAAGTGGTCTAAACTCATCGAGGACTGGGGCTCGGTTATCCCGGCACACCTAAGGATAGAAAGACCTTTCGTATTTGATGCTAAGGGGAGGCACTGGTCTCGTGAGTTGGATCATGAAATCCTTCGAGGAATAGAGATAGCAGAAGGCAACTTTGACGGAATCCATATCAAGAACATTAAAGACGGGGAGGGGATTTCCGATAATTTCATTGTCTTTGAGGCTACTCAGATTAAGTCTCCGTTTGCTGATCCCGACGTACTCTTCCAGGGCGCTGACGCGGCGAAAGCGCCTACGGTTCTTTACTCGGGCGCAGATGAGGAGCTTGCCGAGAAGATTGTCGCCCAGGCGGGTGGCGAGATGGGCATCGAGGTCAACAAGGCCCGGTTGGTGGAGCTTCTGGGTTCTCAGATGTACTCGCGGTCTTTGTCCGAAGTTACAGTAAAGGAATTAATTCAGAACTCTTTTGATGCGATTAAAGAGGCCGAGTTTAAGGGTGTTCTAGAGAAGGGAGCGGGTCGGATTATCGTTCGCTATGACCCGACTCTTCGTGAGATCGCCCTTATTGATAACGGTATCGGCATGTCTCCTGATATTGTTCAGGATGCGTTCTTTACTGTGGCGGGAACCAAGAAAGACATCCCCATAGAGATGCGCTCGGGCGGCTTTGGTATCGCGAAACTCGGGTTTCTCTTGGGCGCGGAATCGATCTCCTTGAGAACTATTCGAGACGGTGTTCTTACTACTGCAGAAGTTAGTGCTAAGCAGATGCAGGACAGCATAGTCTCTGGAACCAAGTTTCCCGTGAGCACGACCAAGGCAGATAGCTTTGCTGCTGAGGTAGCTGTCGTTAAGAAGGACGCCAAGGGCAATGCTCTTAAGATGATTCCCGATCGATACGACGCTATGAAGCGACTCCAGGAAGATAATCGTTGGAAAGGCTCTCTTAATCAAACCCCTAAAGAAGAGCTTGATTTTTGGAACAAGCACGAAGCCGGGGCTCTTAAGTTAGAGCACGGAACAGAGGTTCGTATTCGTATACCCGAGGAGTACTACGACGCTCAGTTAGACGAGACAAGGAAGATCTCGTATCCTTATAAGACTGTTTCTTCTCAGGAGGATTTAAGAAGTCTTCCGGTCCCCAACACCCTGTCACGTAATGCTCTAATCCACGATGCTTCTGTAGAGGTACATTTTCTTCAGGGAGGGGCTTCTAAGACGAGAGGCAACGAGGACTGGACATACATTCTTCCGCCTAACAAAACCCCTCTATTAGGCAGGAGCTTTGACCGCTTGGGTGAGTACGAGGACTTTGTAGAGGCTGAGTTTTCCTGGGGCTCCGCCCAGGTCTGGATTTCTAAGAAGAAGCATGAGAAGGCTCATTTTGCCAGGCATCAAAACCTTTCGGCGGGATTGTTTCAGTTTAATCAAGACATCCAGTCCTTCTCTGATAAGACCATTCCTTATGACATTTTCATTGATTGGAAGCCGACCGTAGACCCTTCTCACCGAGCGTATCCGTTCAATAAACAAAGAGAGGGTTTTAACAAGAACATCAAGAAAGACCTGGACGCGCTTAAGTTTCATATTCGGCGCTGGTACGCGGCTCAAGAAGCCGTTGAGATAGGAGAGACCTTCTCCTCCTTTCGCCCGATGCCTCTTCGGCAGCGTTTGCTTGATCGCCTGGAGGACATCGACGGTCCTTTAATAGGACCAAAGCTCACTCCGCCGAAGGTAAAGGACTCGGAGCGAGCGCGTCTTCTAAAAATCTGGGAGGGGAAACTTGAGGCTGGTAAAGGGAAGACCCTTACTTCCGAGAACATCAACGAGATTTCCGATAGTTTTAGAGTCGGGGCTGGTGGAGACGTTGCTGCTCCGACAAAGATTGAGGTTCCAAAGGGAGTCGCGCTTTTCCACAACAACACGAATGTAAACTACTTCGGTATTACAGCGCTAAAGGTGTCTGAAGATCCTTTAGAAGGGCTGGATCTCGTACCAAACAAAGAAGCCAGAGACCTTATCCGTTCTTTAGAAAACACTCTATACCCCGCCAGCGGGGGAGGAGGGGAATCTCGGGCTGCTTTGTTGTGGCATGATAAAAGCTCAGAAGGGGCGGATGTCTTCGGCGCATCGAGGTTTAACAAAGCGACCGCCCAAGTAACGGCTACGCAGGCCCAGATGTCTGATGTCTACGAGCTTGTAGGAGAGGCTTTTACCCGGATGTCGCCGGGGGAGCGAGTAGCCTTTATACATCTGCGTAACGGGTTGATGGATCGCGTCTATCACTCTCACAAAGTAGAGGAGGGACTCGGGCTAAGGCTTAAAGACCACGATGATTGGCTTAAGAGCAGCGAAGGTCGCCCCTCCCTTTTAGAATCTCGCTCTTACAAAGACCACGAACAGATCCTTGGCTACAACATAGACGATCTTCTTAGTTTTCTTTCCAGGAGAAAAGAAGAAAGGATTGTCGGCAAATACACCTCTCCGGCAGACAAGTTCACAGAAGAAAGATTCTACGACTATGACTATGCTATTCAAGAATATCGAGTTCTTTTAGATTATCTTCGAGGCGAGTTGGCTGATGTTGCGAGTCCGGGGATTGCTGCTCTTGCCGACCAAGTTTTAACGATCGAGTTTGGAGATGTCCTAAAGGCAGAGTCTTTAGCAACCTCTCTTCTAAAGCTATCAGAACCTAAGACGCTTCGATTCTCAGAAGCAGATATTACGGACTTCTACTCTTCGTTAGGTTCTTTGAATGACGAGGTGAAGCGACTGACGCAGATAGCGGCGAAGGGATCGGACGAGTACTGGGTGTACGATCGGTATAAGGACATCGCGGATGTTCCTACCGGTATTTCTATCGATAAGGAGTACGCGGGGGTACATATCCGTACTCCCTTTCACGGCTTCTTTGTAAATCCTCTAAACTCTCTAATAGCTCCAAAGAACCCTCGCGCAGCGGCCCGCCAGTATATGTTTGTCTTGCAGCATGAGCTTGTTCACTTTCCAGTGTCTGGTCACGGAGAGAGCTTCTCAACGGGCGAGATGCAGCTTCTGAAGCTTCTTTCAGACCTCGACGCCTATTACGAAGTAGAAAGAGCTGTGGAGAAGGTCTTCGAGAAGCACTGGGACTTGTATAGAGCCCAAAGGAAAGCGTATGAATCCGACAGTACAGCAAATCTTGCAAAGGGTCTGGAACCTTCAGACTATGCGAGAGTACCAGATCCCAGACGAGGAGCGGATCGAGGACTTGATCGCGTACCTGGACGGGATGCGGATGAAACTGGAAAGGTTGCCCCCCGAAGAGGTGACGCCCCAGGAGCTGCTCAACGTGCAGAAGAAGTTGAAGGAATCGAGCCCAGAGCAGGTCAAGAGTCTACTAAACGTATCATAGCGTCCCGGCTGGGGATCAAGCTGCCTTCAGAAGAGGCTGCTCCGGCGTTCGTTGTTCCAACAGATGCCGCCTCTTACGAGGGACGAATGACGGCAGGCCGAGTCGTTTTTGACTCTAAGGAGGGCTTAGGCCAGGTTCCGCTCAACATGAACGTAGCTTACAAAGGCTTTGTTGCTTGGATGACCCCTAAAGAGTTCCTGTCCCTTAATCCAGCGCGGCCAGCAGAAGCCGTGTCAGGAAAGAGAACTATCTCAGAGGTCACAAGGCGTATCGAGGCGGGAGAAGCCATTGCCCCGCCCTTTTTGATGGTGAAAGAAGACAGCAACGGGTTGCGGGTTGTGGGCCACGAGGGTCGTGGCCGGATGATGACCTTGGCAGAGCTTCAGCCAGACACTCCGATTCCAGTGCATATTTTCGGGCGAGGTAATATAAGCCGTGCCAGGGACCTCGATCCCGAGATGCTACGGGGTCTTGTAGATCTTTCTAAAGACTACCCGACTATCCTGCCAGACCTCAGACGATCCGGCGTTGTGACGCCCGGAGAGCTGGGAGTTAAACCCCGTGCTACATGGCACGTTCCCTCCGGCGATAGATATGATCTCGGGAAGGCGTATCAAACAGAAAGTGATCTCGCTCTACAATCTCTACAACGTACAAGAGCAAAAGATCCCGATGTCCTCTTCCAGGGCGCTGAGGCG